CGGATGGTTGAAAGTGCTACAAATGAGGTCATATCAATAGCTCATATAGATTCCATGGATGGCTTCCAGGATGCCTTGTGTGTCACCGTCATTGACGGCAGACATAAGTTCCTCGGCCATGCCATGTTGTTCATCTGAGTATTCCATTACTTCTTCTTCCATTTCTTCATCACCAAATTCCATTTCGTCTTCCTCCGCCATGCCGCCTGGGCGTTTGCCCTGCATGATCATGACGGCGGTTTCCTTGGGTCCATACATATCCCCTCCTATGTAGTCAGAGATGTGTTCCTCAAGAAAAGAACAAAATGAACGTGATTGTGCGCGTGCGCTGCAATATCCGTAGCCACCGGGGCAGCTGTCGAGGATGTTGTCAGTGCAGTGAACACAATCGTTTTGGCAGTTGTGACATCATGGGCGCCGGTTATCTGCATAAACGTAGCAGCTGCGGCATTTAATGCTGCAGTTGCCTGGGCGGCAATAAGACCTGGATATCCCTCGTCTAATGTGACGGTGTACTGTCCAGTTCCTGTCCGCGCTACAGTGAACCCGGTGCCTGCATTTGCGTCATTGTCAATCGCGCCGGAACCATTCGGTTTGAAGGTTCCAGCAATGATTTTCAATTCCGGCTGCAGTGCCTGAACGCCATAAAAAATAGAATTGGCCATGATTACCTCCTATTAAGATGGAAGTGTAATCACGCAATTGAAACCGGGCGCTTCACAGGCCAAATTCGCATAGCTATGGACACGACACTCTACGCCATCGTCCGCAGACTGACGCAAGACGCGCAACCCATCGAGTTCAGTAAGCTGAACCACTGGTCCAATTGACATCAAAGACCAACGTCCAAGTTCCAGTAAATATGCCGTACCTTCGGGGCATGATTTATCCGGTACTATTTTGACGATTCCATGCGGAGCATAGAAATCCAGAGAACGATATCCGGAAACGGAATCACTCTGCTTGACCTCACGCTGAACCTGGGCGTTCAATGTCTTTTCAATTTTGACGAAATCTGCAAATGAGCAGAACAGGTGCGAGGGTTTTCCCCCTTCCCTGGCAGTGATTGCAGCAGCTTCGATGAGTGACTCAACGATAGTCATAGAAGACCCATCAATGCGCTGGCCGGCTAAACGTGTGGCATCAGTGCTTCTGTCCTGACCGAAAAAGCTATCGCCTCCGGTTGGTGCAGTTGTTGGAATCCATCCACCCATTCCAGTGATTGCTGCATCATAATTACCCTGGACATAGATGTAATCATTCTGAGCAATTGCGCCAATTCCAGCACTCAAGTTGCCGGTCATGGTGACCTGCATGGATGTGGCCGTGCGGTTCACCGCAGCGACTTCCAAGGTTCCAGATCGAACCGATCCGCCGGACTTGGTTGCAGCTACTTGCAGTTTCATTCCAACTTCAAAGTTCACAACATCAGTATCTTGGACCAGGTCCAAAGTAGTGACGCCGAAACTGGAGTTATTAACCTGGCCAATGGCACCAGATCCATCCCGGAAAAGGGCTGTGGAAATGGAATCTCCGAGTGACCGGAGAACGCCATCAATTTCAGTAGTCATCGCATTCAAAAATGAATATCGATCACCTTCTGATGCAGCGACAGCTTCACCCGCGATGGTGGCAACGCCATAACCAGTTTTTCTGGTCATGAGGAATTCCCCGATCTTGGATGCAGTTGCGTTTGATTGTGCAGTGGAAAACACTGCGGAGATGCCCTGTGGGCGATTGTAATAAACTGGGATTGGTGCATTCTTCCCTCTGAACTTCTCATCCTTTGGAACTAATTCCATAAAAGGATGCGAATCGTATACTACACGCGCCACTTCATCCGGGCGGTAGTATTGTTTGAGGGCATTGCTCCACGCGGCTAGTGTGGTGGCAGTTGCCATAATAGAATCTTTCTGACCCTTTCCATGGGTCAAGGACTGTTAAGACCCCCCGCTGCTCTCGTAAATGGCGAGTGCTTCCTCCAGGCGTTCCCGCTTGGTTTGTGGCGCTCGCGGTTTAGAGGGCGATGAGGCCGATACTTTGTTTCTTAAAGTTCTCGGTCTTGTCCTTTGAGATTCCGATGGCGTGTCCTGGGATGGGCCATCATCGGTCTGGCCCAGCAGCTTTTTCATCTTGGCAGAAGATGCCAAAACTTTGGTTTGCTGCTCGTAAAAATCCTCTATGTCTGTGAGGATCTCATGTTCCGGCTTAACCGTGCCGGACTCGGTGGCCACAATCTTTTGCATTTCTAAAATTGTAGGCCATGCATTGTCCCACTGATTGCGGGTCAATTCATATCTTTCGTCAGTCTCTACGATGTTTTTTAATTTTGCAACATAATCATCAACTTGTTTTTGCTTTTCCATTCCTTCCAGCTTCGCCAGGCGCTGATCGAGGTCAGTTTGCTGCTTGTTTGATGTTGCCGGCTTGCCGTCTGAAAGCACTTGTTTTGTGGCATCCTGGTAATTCCAGCCCACTTTATTAACCGCTGTCATCATATCCCCGGAGTCTGCAGCTGCTTTGGCTTCCTGGTATGGTTTTAATTCTTCTTTCAGCTTTTGGAGTTCTGCACGTTCTTTCTGAAGTCGGCGTTCCTTCTGAGCCACTTTTGAAAACGCTCTGCTGATTCTGGGCTGCTCCTCGGCCACTGGCTCTTCAACGGTTTCATCTTCATTATTCTCAGCAGTAATTTCAGTTTCTGGAGACTCATCCACTGGTGCAGTGTCTTCAACATCTGCAGTGTCTTCAACTTCATCAGTTTCAATGGAGCGGCCTTTTGATTCCAGCCATTCATTAACGCCGGCCTGGTCTTCTGGCGGCAATGTTTCTAAATCTTCGGTCATATTGGCAATCCTTCTTGCTGCGGCAATGCCGCGTCAATTGTTTCTGTCATTGGTGTTTCCATGCCTGCTGGCATTTCAGCACCTTCCAATCCTAATTCTTCCGCCATTCCTTGAGCAGCTGCTGCTGCTTCTTCACCAGGTGCTTCTGGGGCGGCTTCCTGGCCTTGCTGCATCAAGGCATCACATTCATCAATGAACTGCAGCATCATGTTCAATTTATCGAGTTCCAGCCCATCCTGCTCGGCTTCCAGGTATGCGACTGTCATGCGTTCTTTGGCATAGACAAGATCCATCATGGTTTCTGGAGCATGATATTTGGACTCTTCCAGAATCTCGGAAATCCGCCACTCGACATCACGTTCCAAAGCATCATAAAGAGATGTCACACTTTCCAGATCCGGAAAATCCAGCAGCCGGATGATGTGTTCTCGTCTTGTTATCACGCCATTTTGAACCAGCTCGGTCACGGCTTGCAGCCGGCCTGCCGGGGTTGATGGAAGCAGACTGACCGGGTATGCCTGCAGGACATAATCCTTCTCTGCCATGTCGATGTCTTTGAAATCGATTTCTTCCAGGGCGCGTCTTTTAAATCCTTTAACCGGAAAAGATCCAGATTCTTTGACAATTTCCCTGGCAATATCCTGGAACCATTTGGCTGCATCCATGTAGGCTTTTTCATATTTCTGACCTACCGTGATGAACCTCTCGGTTTCAATGTCGTGGAAAGTCCTCAAGGCTGCACCGGAATCGAGTCCGGATGGTTTGCGTCCGCTGGCAGATAATTCTGAAACGCCTGCGATTTCATAGGCACGTTGATAAAGCCGATCTAGATGTGCATAAACTTCGGATGACATGGCGGTTGGCGTGTAGCTGATCGGTGGCTGCCCCACATAATTGACTATCGTTCCAGGGTTATTTCTCAAGCTCGATTCCACAACCCGGCTGCCGTGTGCAACAAAGATCCATGGAACACTGACCAGGTGCATCGCCTGCTGAATCCGGAGTGCCAGTTTGTTGATTTCAAACTGGATCGATTTTAAGGATTCCACCAGTGAGATTCCGGACCATCCAAGGACTGAATCGCCCCAGGTCATGGTGACAAATGGATAGTTAGAATAGTTGTATTGCTCATCCACCAGGACCAGATTATCCATGGTGATGGCGTGCTTGCCGTCATCAGCTCCATTGATTGACGGAAGATGCCATGACTCGACAACTTCAACCATTTCCGCATCATGTCCCTCTTCACCGAAATAATCACTGTCTGATGCAGCTGCATAGTAAAGAATCTGATCCTCAAATTCTGGAAAGTTCAAAATCATCTGCTGCAAAGGAACCTTTTTAACCTGGTGCAGGGATGGCGGAATTTCGGAATACATCGCCGCATTCAGATCCCACAAAAGTTCGTTTGGGAAAACACGTTCCGCAAATATCTCAGACCCATCCCGGCCTATTTTCATCGCAGCAAGATCAAAAATGCAGGCATCCTGGAAGATCTTCGGCATCAGAGAATAAAGATCCACCTGGTGAAAGATCCCTTCCATGGCATCAGTCAACTTTTTGGCACGGTTCCGCAGCCGATAATCACCGCGCTTGGTCAGATACATAGGGCGCGGTCTTGACTTGCCAAGGCGGGAAACCAAGGTGTCCGTGATGTTTCCTACCACATTCAGACGCATCCTAAAATCTTCCGCCATTGGCAGGCCGATCCGCATCGATGGTTCAAACCGGTCAAGTGCCTCATAATTCCGCTGGGTGTACATCCGCAGCATATCCACGTTCAGCTGCATCCGCCCAACATGGTCCTCTTTGAGCTGGTTCACCGTCTGGGTCAACCGGTTTCCAAGTTCTTCCTCGGTTTCTGCTTGCCACCAAAATGCCATGTTATGACTCCATCTGGTAATCTCTGATTAAACTACTATCTGGTGGAAGTTCCGGGATTTTTAGTTCCGGAATTTCCTGGTAAAATTTTACTTTCAAACCATGCCCTTCAAATTCTGCCACCCGGTTTTCACTGAGGGATTTCACCAGGTTCAATGTTTCCTGCTGGTTCTGTTTCTGTGACTTCGACTTCTTCCACCAATTCATCATTTGTTTGTCCTTCTACTTTGTTTATCTGCTCTGCAACCGCTTCCATATAATCAGTGAAAAGTGTGGCATTTCTCTTTTCATCATTAAGGTCATATTGACGCGCCCCAAAATTCAGCACTTCGGTTTTTCGTAGGTCTGGTTCGTAATACATAAAGACCACATCCGGTTCCCCATTGTTGAACCGTTTAAAATCTTCTTTGCTCCATCCTGGCGGTGCTTCCTCATCAGACCATGGAAGCCTCGATGCGACTTTAAAACCTACTTTGGAATAAATGTGCGGCAACTGCGTGTCAAATGCGTCTAGTTTCCGGCCACCTTCCTGGACTGCAAGAAGCATCATCACCGGACCAACTGCACGATATTTTGATTTGGAGTGGTTAAAGACACTGACGATGTCACCATCATCTTTGATGGCAAATCCGGCCTTTTTGTCTGGAGTGACAAAAAGCTTCATCTGTTCATATTCCTCCGGAGAGTAAACATAAACAGATTTTCCATATTTTGTGGAATTGGCCGCTTCAGTAATGGCCTTGGTGAAGCTGGCTACGCCGTTTTTGTTGGGTTTTAACTGGACAATTGTTTCTGGAGCATTGATCCCAAGGGATTTCAGCTCCGAAACGGTTTCTTTAGGTAGGGAAAATGCGTCTAGCTGATTTGGAGCAGCTCTTCCGCTTCCTCTGGTGAAAGCCCCCCTGCCACTAGTTCCTGTTTCAGCGGGTCTGAGCTTTTTGCGGATGTTGGTGAAGACTGCCGGGATTGCTCCGGCTCTATATTGCTCCTCAAATCGTTGACCAACGGTTCCAATAAATTGTTCACCGTAAGTACCTGGATCGCTTCCTGGGTCTTCTGATCCAAACCCTGCGATGTTTGCGAGTTCTGGGAGTCTTTCGCCATATCCTGCCTCTGTTAAGATTTGTGCATATCTGCCAGTACCCAATAGTGTAGCAAAGTCGGGAACTTCCGCAATTCGTTTATCAATGGCTTCAGTGTCGGCAACAATCTGCGGAATGGTCCTGGTTTCACCCGCTTCACCGCGCTGCTCCATCACTGCTTTGGTAAAACTCCAAACCGTTTCCTGGATTTCCCGCGCTGACCAATCCTGGCCGGTAGCTTTTTTCAAAATATCTGCAGCTTTACGATGCAATGCGCTGCTGGCCAGGTATCCCGGCCCTTTATAGCCTAATTTTTCCCTTCCAAGTGAAGTGTCAAACATCCGGCCTGCTCCGGAAAAGACATCTTGGACCACTCCAACCGCCTTTCCTTCCCAGGTGTCGTTGGTCACTTCATCTTTGTTGCCCTGGATGTTCAAACTGAAGCTTTGAACCTTTGGTCCGGACAATCGAATCGGCATTCCTTCCGGGGTTGTCAATGCGCGGATCGAGTTGGGACGCCATGCGCCTAAAACAGACTTCAGATTCACTTTTTGGGCGTTTTCTGGGGATTCTGCTTGGAAAATTTGAATTTTTTCGATTAATTCTTCCTTACTTCCATCCTCACCAAGGCCAAGATCCTTGGACAGCTGCTTCAGCTGCTCCCGGTTACGGCGTTCAATCGGTGATTTTTGGATGGCAGATCCCATTACCTTCATTATTTCTGCTTCATCAGTGGGTCTGCCGGCCTCAACCCATCCCTTCCATACATTCAGAGCGTTTTCCAGGTTTGATTCGACACTAGTCTGCGGGGAAAGTGCTGCAAGCAGCGCAGTGAACCGTGGGGCATCATCTTCAAACACTTGATCGATGGCATTTCCACTGGCACGGTACCATCCTTTTTTCGATTTTCCGCGCATGGCCATGGCTGCCAGTTCCTGGGAACGTAAACCACTTCCACCAGGTAGAATCCTTTTGTCTTCGCCCTCTTCTTGTTTCGCTGTTATGGGCTGAGCCTGCATCAGTGCCTGGATTTTTCCCACCGTTTCCGGCGCCATCAGCTCCAGCTCTTCTTTGGTGAAAAATTTTCTTAGTGATTGCATAACTGGATCAGATTCTCGGAATGCTTCCACTAATTTGGTCTTCACATCGGCATAGGGTCCACCGCCGTAGGCCGGAATTTTTTCCCGGAGTGTGGCACCTTGAGCTGGTGATCCAATCAGCAGACTCTCAGCAATGATTTTCCAGGGATTTGCTTTTCCAAGATACTTTCCTGCGGCTTTTAATTCTGAAGGAAGCAATTCGGTTGCTTCCAGAATCGCCTGCTGCAGCGCGTTTTGATCAGTAGGCTCATCAGTTTGGAAAACCGGCTGCTCCCTGGCTTGCAGCATATCACTGCGGATCGGCATCCGCTTCGCAGCTTTATCAAGTGCAGCATTAGCTTGTTTCTGCCGCATGATTGCCTCGACTCCACCTGGTCCGGAAATTGGGATATTTTCAGCCATTACTTTTTCTTTGCTGTTTTTGCAGACTGTTTAAATGCCTTTGCGGTTGGTGCGCCCTTGGCCCCAGGCTTTCTCATCCTCTCACCAGATCCGCCTTTAATCCTTTTGCGCTTGGCATGGATATTTGAATACAAACCACGTTTTGCCATCAGTTAATCTCCTCATAAACCGGTTCCAAACCGCCTTGTTCCCACCACTGATTTTCTTCACCATCAGAAATTTGACGTAGAGCAGCAGCTTCCATGCGCTGCTCTTCCGCCCGGTACCACTCCCGGGTACCTATCATTGGCGCCATCGTCTGAGGGCTATGTAAAAACGCCAAGGATTCCCGCCATACATAAAGCATCGCGTCTGCTGCGTGATTCTCACAATCGGCTTTTTCGATATACCGGCCTTTTGCCATCTCCGTCATATCCCATTCCAGCAGCTCCAGCTCATCAATCAGATCCGCATTCTCCGGGACATCAGCAATCAGCAATTTCCCTTTTTTGAGATCAGAATTAAGAAGTTCGATGTGGTCATGCTTTTGTCTTTTCTGCGCCGGGAGAATATCCAGCGAATATCTTTTTGACATCTCTTCCACAACCATCTTCCCCAGGCCGCCAGTATCGGCAACAATCCTTGTGAATTGATATTCTGAATCAAGATACTGAACCTTCTTTGCAATATCCTCTGATGTGAAACCAGTGTATTTTTGAGTCTCCACCACATAAGTTTCAGCGACTTCTTCACTCCAGCAAATAACAACAAAAGCAGTGCTGTCGATGAAACCCAAATCAATCCCAAGTGCATAATTCCACTCGACATCCGGAAGTTCTTCTGCACAATTCCGCTTTTTGTTGAAGGCATAAACCAGGGAGTTTTCATCACGCACCCATTGACCCTCGTATTCCCTTTTGAAGGTTGCATCATTCTCATCCCATCCTGCTTCTTCCTTCTTCCTCGCCAACCATTCCTTTGCCCCAGGCAAATGCGGGTTTTCCAGCAATGTCCAAAAATGCTTCTGCCAAGGGCTGCGGTCCAATTGATCCATGTCGTAAAAATACCCTGCAGCCGCCGCGCTCGGTGTGCCGAACATCCATATCGATCCGTTCAGATCCAAACACGCCGGTTCCAAAATATCTTCCACCAGGTTCTCCAATGTCCTGCTCTTTATCGATTGGCATTCATCAATGACACAAAGCTTGTATCGCGGACCTCTAAACTTTTCAATTTCCTGCTCATCCTGGCACCCGCCCATGATGATCTGACTTCCATTTGGAAATCTCACCGTCAACTGGTTTTCCAGAAATTCCATTCCAAATCCCCATCCACGTTCCAATTCCCTCAAGGTGTTCCATACAATCCGCCGAGCGTTTTTAATGCTTAATGTGATATAAGGCACCAGCAGATTATCCATCCCCACTGCCGCCGTGATTAAACCAACTGCAGCCAGATGAGTCTTCCCTGCACGCCTGCTGCACCTCGCCAGTTTCTTGTGATGATCAGATTTAAAGAATTCCAGCTGCTTCTCATGCAGGCTTTCACTCAATCCCTCACCTAAACCAACCAGCTTCTCCCGGACTGATTCTCTAGCCCTTTTTCTTTTTACTGCTTCCTCTACCAGCAGCCGCTGCTCCCGCGTCCACTGTAGATCGTTTGCCGCTTCCCGCCGCGCTCGTTTTTTTGGACTTCCTGCCATCTTCCACTATTTTAGAATCTGCCACCGTTTCCATAAACTGGACATTTCCCACTGGGATAAACCTCGTGTACACAATCCCCTCAACATCCCTGACTACCTTCACCATTTCCTTTTCCAGCGTCAGCTTTGTTGTGATACCATTTTTTTCTCCAGCCTGGAGTAACTCTGTCGTGCCGCCTGGCATCTGCAAGACACGCATCAGATGGACTTGCTTTAATTCCATTTCATCATCCGATATGGGTTCCATAAAAAATGAACATCAGGCCAACGACTAAACAAGGCCGGTGTCCGGTGTGATATCTTTATTTCATCACCCCACAATCCTGTTTCCCGCAACAACAAACGCCCAATCCCAAATCCCCGGAATGCATTCTTTACATAAATCCAATGCAGACAATCCACCTCGCTGCAGCTCCAGCCCCAAACCGTGGCAGGGTCACCAGGATCGCAGGCCAACGTAATGTCGGTATGTGGGATTAATTTTTTGAGGAGTGTGTCGTGGTGGTAATGGAGGATGGGGCGGGGTATCGGCGCGGTGGTACCCCCCTGCCTCGATTTTCCCGGCGCTTTTTCATTCCCTTCACCCTTAACTGATATATCAGATCTAAGATAGGTTAACCAGGGTGAGTGATCACAAACTCCCAGCACCCATGAGTCCAGGACCAATCCCAGTGCAGCATCATCAGGCTCCGGCGTCCTCAAATGCACCTCGATCTGGTCCTCACCCTCGTGCATCGGATATGCAAACCGGAGCGCGTGTGGTGAAGTAGCTGAAATCATTGATTTAATTTCAGACATAATGCTTATGGGTGTGGGTTTGGTGTGGATTCTATCTGCTTTGCCTGGGGAATTTTCCCGCTCACGGCATTCAGCAGCGTTGGATCACCGCGCAGCTCATCCAGCAGCTGGCTATCGTTCAGCTTTGAGAGGTTGATCTGGATGTTGGCCTGCGCTTGGATGTCGTTGTTCCAGGTATCGGGGCGGCGGTTTTTGAGGAAGAACTTGGTGGCCTCGAGGTGGCCGGAATCCACCTGCTCCAGAAGGGAAGAGGTGG